GCGGGGACAATAACAGTACCAGGTGAAACAGGAACCATGTTGACTTCAAACTCAACGGTGACTGACATCTCTGTTACATCCACCACTGCATTAAAACCGATTTTAACCCTGGCAAACAATGCCAACGATGCAACCTCGGCAACCATTAATCTTAAAAATTTACGAGGCGGATCGAATGCGGGTGTAGCTGGTGATGATGCCGGAACCATAAATTTCTATGCAAATGATGCTGCAAACAATAACCAGATTTATTCAACAATCCTAGCCGAGATTAGTGATCCCACAAGCGGCGGAGAAGAAGGAAAAATCAGCATATCGGTAGCCGAGTATGATGGAACCGTAACGCCAGGTTTTATCTTAACCGGAACAGCTGCTGATGGAATTATTGATGCTACCATTGGAGCAGGTGCAACATCCACCACAACGATTGCCGGAAATCTTGATGTCACAGACGGCACAATTGTCAACGTGGGTGACATCGATTGCGATTCAATCAGCTGCGCCGATGCAGCCAATGGTTTAGACATTAATTTTAATGCAAACACTGGAACCAATAAGATTTCTCTTACAGACAATCTTGCCAGTGCCTTAGACATTACTGAGGCCGGGAACTCTTACATAAAATTTGTTACTACAAATTCCAGTGAACAGATTGTTATTGGTAAAAATTCCACATTCAGCGGGACCACTATTGCGGACCTTGGAACTGTCACAACGGCAGACATTAATGGGGGAACGATTGATGGAACCGCAATTGCCACTTCAACAATTGCCACTTCAACGATTTCCACTTCAGATGTTGATATAGGTTCAGGAAAGACTCTGGATGGTGCTGGGACTTTTGATGTTTCCGGGGGGACTTTAACCACAAGCTTGGCGCAAAAGCAGACTATATCAGCAACGGCATTCGCAAGCGGCACAAAAATGCTTTTTCACCAAACCGCTGCACCTACGGGATGGACCAAAGAAACAAGCTACAACGACTTTGCGTTAAGATTAGTTTCGGGAGCAGTTGGTTCACATGCGAACGTCGCATTTGAAACCGCTTTTACTGATCACACTATTTCAGTTCATACTCTGACCACAAGCGAAATCCCGTCTCATTCTCATGAGATAAGATACCATAATTTCAGGGAGGCATCTTCCGGCAATACTTACCCGATGGCAACTTCTCAATCAGGTGCTGGGGGTTTTGATTCTGGCAGTACTGGTGGAGGTGGATCGCATGGTCACGGAAATATTGATTTAGATGTTTCTTATGTTGACGTGATACTCGCTACTAAGGATTAAAATGAAATATTCTGTAATTAAAGAGGATCAAGCGATTTACATTGATCAAGTTTCTTTTAATGGTATTGATTTATCAGATACTAAACCTTTTCATGCATTTCAATATAATACGGAATTTGGTGGAGAAATTGAGTTTGAAGAGAAGAATGAACTTTTAAATTCCGATTCTGATATTAAAACAAAAACTGGTATCAGTTTGACAGAATACAAAAAAAGATGGGACAAGGCTAAATTGGAATATGAAAATGATCCACTACGCAAAAACCCAGAAATAATGCCAGGACAATGAGTGATTTTTGCCCACTAATTCAAAAAAAATGTAAAGAACATGCGTGTAAATTTTTCACTCAAATTATGGGGAAAAATCCAAATACAGGTGAGAATGTAAATCAGTTTGATTGTGCTGTTGTTTGGTTACCAATGCTTTTAATAGAAGGGGCGCAGCAAACGCGGCAATCCGGAGCAGCTATTGAAAGTTTTAGAAATGAAATGGTTCGTTTAAATGAAAACCCTAAAAATCTACTGACATGACATTACAAGAAGTCCAAAAAGAAATAGTTTTGTGTAAAGAAGAGCTGGCAAAAGTGCCAGCAATTGAAAGGCGTCTCCATCATTTGATGGGGATGGAAGAAGTTTTAAAAGGGCAGGAAGAAGAAAAAAATAAACCGGAATTAAAAGTTGCTAACAAATAAAAATGGCACTTCAAAAAGCTCTGGTTCCTGTTGATATTGTTGCAGGATTAGACACAAAAACAGACGCTAAACTGACTGCAAAATTAACAGATTTACAAAATGGCAGATACACAATTGGCAGCCAGATTTCTAAAAGATTAGGGTACACCTCAATGTCTCAAGATATTGCTGGGTCATCGTCACAATTATTAACGGGTGACGGATTGACATCCTTCCAGGATGAGTTATTAGAATTTAGTGGTTCCAAACTATATTCCTACTCAAACGGTATTACAAAATGGGTGGACCGTGGTAGTTATTTATCTTTAAAAGTAAACGCTACGGATGTTGTAAGAAACACCTCAGAAGTCAGAAACCAAGATAGTTGTATTGCGTCAGGATTAATCCTTTACGCCTGGGAACAATACGATTCAACGGGAAGCCTGGAAGGGGTGTATGCTTCCGTAGTAGATCAAACCAGCGGGGCGGTGCTGCAATCAGAAACATTAATTGACTCAACAGCAGTAAATCCCCGTTGCGTGGGGATCGGTCCAAATCCAACGCTTGTATATGTGGATACCAGCAGCAGCCCTAATGTCGCAAAAGCGATTCAGGTTGATATTGACAGCCCAACTCAATTCAAAAGTGCTAACACTTTAGTTTCAGATGTAAAAGCAGCAGCTCCGTTTATTGATGTTGATCAGTATTCATCCGATCCTACAACAGGCAGCGCAGTGTTTGCTTACAATAATAATGCAAGCACTTCTATAGGTATCGGATTTATCACAAACGATGGACTCGCTGGCGGCCCAGGTAACGGATTTACGGGCGTCACGGTTGTATCATCATGTGACGCCACAAACGGGATTGCAGTACATTCGGACAACGTAAATACAACTGATGCACTGACTGATAGAGTCTATGTAGGTTATTACTCAACTGGATCCTCTCAGGGCCTGGTGCTTAAAAGATTTAATCCTGTTTTATCTGTTGAAGATACAGAAGTCATACAAGCCACCAGCACCCAAATTGATGGATGTAGTTTGTTAATGCGCCAGGATGGTGATTTGCAAATAACGTACACCCTAAATGCAACTAATACCTACGATCATAAAATTAGAACAGCAGTATATGACCCTGCAAGCAATGCAGTAACATCAGCAGCCGCTGACCTAAAACTTAGCGTAGGGTTAGCCAGCAAAATGTTTGAGTATTCATCTAAAATTTACATGATTGCAGTCCATGAAACAGACTTGCAGCCGACTTATTTTGTGATGGATACAACGGGGTTGATTGTTGCCAAAATGCTACCTGGAACAGCTGGCGGATTGCCGAATAAAACATTAATGCCTTCCGTGGTCAGCGGATCGTCAGGATTGTTTGAATTTGGCGGTTTAGTTAGGACCAGGTTGGTATCTAAAAATAATGATTTATTTTCACTGGCTGGGGTTAGTCGGATGGAATTAGATTTTACCAGCGTTGAACGTTTTGAAGCGGCTGAACTTGGTGAAAATCTTCATGTCGGCGGCGGGTTTGTTTCTATCTACGACAGTCAGGAAATCGTAGAAATGAATTTTCATTTGTATCCTGAAAATATAAGTGCGGCAGTAAATAACAGCGCCGGAAGTATTGCAGCCGGAGCCTATCAATATAAAGTAATTTGGTTTTGGACTGACGCCCGCGGGCAAATCCATAGAAGCACGCCTTCAGTAGCTGTATCAGCAACCACAACAGGCGGCAGCAGCACCGTGACGCTGACCATTCCAACGCTGAGGCTGACACAAAAAACTGGCGTCATTGCTGAAGTATATAGGACCACGGACACGGGAACGCTTTTCTACAAAGTCGGAAGCGTGGCAAACAGCACAAGTCAAGATTCAATAAGCTTTGCAGATACTGGCGCCATATCTGACACAAACCTGGTAGCAAAGGAATCTTTATATACTGATGGCGGCATCCTAGACAACAGCGCACCGCCCGCCAGCCTTGTAATCGCAGCCTATAAAAATAGGCTTATTTGCGTAAGCTCCGAGAATCCAAAAAAACTTTTATTCAGCAAAGCGCGGCTGCCAAAAAGCCCCGTGGAATTTACGGATACGTTTAGCATCACCTTGAACAAAGCGCAGCGCGTCACGGCCCTGGCAGAGTTTGATCAGAAGCTGATTATTTTTGAACCGAATCAGATTTTTTACATTACTGGAAACGGGCCGACCAGCACGGGCGCACAGAATGATTTCAGTCAGCCTAACCTGGTGACGGGTGACGTAGGATGCAGCAATACCAATAGCTTGGTACTGATGCCGCTGGGCCTCATGTTTCAGAGTAAAAAGGGTATCTATCTGCTGAATCGATCCCTGGAAACGATTTACATAGGCGCTGATGTTGAAGCCTACAATGATCTGACAATCACCTCAGCGGAACTGATCGAGGATGAAAATCAGATTAGATACCTCACCAGCGATGGCCGCGCACTGATCTACGATTATTTTTACGGGAAATGGTCAACCTGGACAAACCACGAAGGAAACGGCGCAACGATCTGGAACGCAACGGGTGACTATGTTTATTTAAGAACGGATGGCCGCATTTTCCAACAATCCGCAACCAGCTACAAAGATGGTGATGATCCTATTGAAATGTCGATAACAACAAGCTGGATGAAAACAAACCAGGTGCAGGGCTTTCAGCGGATCCGCGCCGCTTACGTGCTAGGTGATTTTAGATCAGACCATACCCTTAGAATGGAAGTCGGCCACAACTACACCGATTATTTTAACGAACAACATAACTTTGACTATATAAATGATTTAGGTATTCAGGAATATGGCGATAGCTCGCCGTATGGATCCGAGGATTTTTATGGAACCAGCAACGGCGTAGCCGATGGCGTGTATCAATTTCGCGCTCACATGGCTAAACAGAAATGCCAGGCGATACGCTTCCGAATATCTGACATTGAAGAGGTGGACCCTGGCCAAGCATACAGCATCAGCAGCCTCATGCTTGAGGTCGGAATTAGAAACAACGGCATGAAATTGCCTCAGCAAAAACTGGTCTAAATGAATATGATTCCGAGCATGTCAGAGGCGGATCTGCAACGCCTCGCGCAAATTTTACAAGAACGTGGTGAGGGCCTGGCTGCGATAAACAGCGGTGAGGCGCAGCTGCTCAAAGCATTTGGCGGATCCGGCCAGGCGTTACCTGGTACGCAAGGCATGGGTCCAGGGGGCGGCCCGATACGGAGTTATGAAGTTGATAAAGATTCTGGAAAAGTTGAAGGAGTTGAAGGAACTAATGAAACGCAAGAGCAAGCACAAGTTTCAGAGCAACTAAATCAACAATCTGAAATTCAACAGCATCATCAAGAATATTTAGAATCTTTAGAAAAACAGGGTAGTGGTGACAACAACAACAACCAACCGCCGCCGCCGCCGCCGCCTAAATACTATGACACGCTAGGAAACGAATACAGCACGCCGGAAGCCAGGGATGCGGCCAATAAAGCCATTGATGACGAGCGTGCGGTGCTGGCCACAAAATTTACGGATCTTAAAACAGATACGGATTTTGAGGTTTTAAAGGCAAAAGGCGAGCTGCCGACTTTTACTTATTTATCAGAAGATGAGGTGAAAGAGCAGTTTGATAAACAGATGACAATTGCGGCAGATGAAGGCCGGACTGAAGTGCCGCGCATGGTTGAAATCCTGAATAGCTATCTGCGAACAACTGACCCAAAAACAAATAAATATATTAATTTTGATAAAACCTATGACCAATTTATAGAACAAATAAAAACAGACAATAAAGGGGAGCTTCCATTTAGCAGATTGAGTGAACCAACCATGCGGGCCATGTGGGACAAAGCCATGTCCAAGGCTATGCGGGAGGAAGCATTTGAACTGACGCCGCAAGAGGTTGCAGAATTTGAAAGGACAGCGCCATCAATAGCAGCAACTGACGTAGCAGATGCAACCGCGCCAATCATTGGAACAGTAGATGATGCGGATGCCGCAACGGTTGGAACTGTCGATGACCCTGGCACAATTACCGTTGACACCATCACGGCGCTGAACCAGGAAGAAATTAACACAATTGGCCAGCTGGATGATTTAGCACAAGAGCTGCTGAATCGAATCCGAGGCGCTGCCACAAGTCCCGCGCAGCTTCAGCTGAAACGTACCACAGAACAAAATTTAAAACAGCTGCTTGGACTTCAAGCCGGAGCTGCTGCTGATCCTGCACGGATTAAGCAGCTGCGCGATTTGTGGATGTCAACCCAACAGGAAGCTACGGGCCAGGCTGCCGAGTTACGCGCCCAGGAAACCATCGATGCTGAGAAACAGCTCATTGAGGTGTACCGAGTCAAGGGTACGATGGAGCTGCAAGTCGAGCTGGCAAACTTGGAAACCCAGCGGCAAACCGCTTTAAAAAATGCCGAGTTTGCCCAGGCCCGTGAACTGGCAATACAACAAACCGCACTGACCAGGGTAATCACCCAGGCAAACCTGGATACGAATGTAAACCTGAAAAACCTGGAAACCAGGCGGATCATGGCCGTGGAGCAAGGCAAGCTGGACCTGGCCACTAAACTGGCAAACCTTCAGAAAGATTTATCGATTGCTCAGGTCAACGCCAATCTAAGCCTTCAAAGCCGCGCCATGGATGACGCCATAGCCATTGCCGCCTACAAAGGTGACATGGCCGCGCAGCAATTAGAAGTGACCATCGATCTCGCAACCTTGGAAGCGGATTTGAAAATGATGGGTTTTGAACTTCAGCGCGATCTGGCTGAATTGGATGCAGCAACTCAAAGATACGTGGCCGAGCTGGGCGCACAGTGGCGGCGTGAATCTGCAAAGCAGGACCGCGATGATCGAATGCTTTCCAGTTTAGTCAGCCTTACAGGAACTGCACTTGGAACTTGGGCGGCAATGGGATCTGACATTCGCATGAAAAAAGACATAAGCCAGGGCGATACCGAGGTCGAGGGATTTCTCGACGCGCTGAATGCTTATCAATATAAATACCGAAACCCAAACACTCCGAATGCGGATGCTGGGGTCTTTATTGGAATCAGCGCCCAGGATATGGAAAAAAGCAAGATGGGCCGGAATTTTGTGAATGACACGCCAAACGGAAAAATGATTGATATGAACCAGGGCCTTGCGGCAATCCTGGCAGGACAAGCCAATTTAAACCAAAGATTAAGGAACCTGGAAAATGGCAGATGATCCTCAAAAATACATTGACAATCCACAACTCTACCAGGAT